GAATCAACGCAGCCACGAACGCCTTCGCCAAATCCTCGGTCGTGTAGTCGAGCGTGGCCATCACCGCAACGACGGCAGCAACCGCCGAACGCAGATACGACAACGCGGCCTGCTTGTGGCGTTCTTCAATGAACATGTTCATCCTCCTATTAGTGCGGAGATTTCTTCGTCGGTCAAACCGAGTGCGGAAAGTTTGGCGCGAGCCGATAGCCGGGCGGCGGCTGCGGCTTCTCGTGCGGCTTCGGCTGCGGCTTGTTCCTGCAATGCCATTGCTGAACGTGCTTCATGTTCCGCAATTTCCTCAGCGGTCATTTCGCGGTCTTGTCCGTTGTCATGCGTTCTCATTAGTTGGCCAATCCATACAGTTGATAGTTTCCGGTCATAGTTCCAGTTCCTACGGATAGCGCGAAACCGTCATACGCGGTAGCGGTCGAGTGATTAAACCCATAAATGGCTGCTTGCGGCGCGGCGTAGGTTGAACTACTCGAATAGGTATTACTTAAACCTACGGTTGCTTGCGCAAGTTGCGGGCCGACGAATAACGTCTCGGCGCATGATAAAAACGAACCAATAGATGGTGGCGAAACGACGAACTGACTTTGTGCGGTAGACCTGGCCGCGCCTGCTGTCGTAGCCACACCATACAGTTCTTGAAAGTTGTAGTTCGTAGTAGCGGCAACACCACCGACGCGCATCTGAGCGGTGACGGCGGCGTTAGCACTCGTTTCGTATTGTAAGACGAGTTTGTAGTTTCGATAGGTCGACGTAAAAACGTTGTCGAGTGTGACGCTTGCTACCGCACTGAAACTTGCGCCGGTAATGAGAACAAGCCCGCCTGGTGTCGTCGGGCCCAGCGTTGCCCATACTGACCCGTCGTAATACTGAACGACATCCAACGATTCAACATACACCAGTTGACCTTCTGCCAATGTCTTTTCGCCGCTGCCACCGAACAGGCCGTCGCGTTCAGCTGTACCTGCTGCGACTGGGACACCGGTGTTGATGAGATTTTGCTGGGCACTGGTCAACACCTGTCCAGAGACGAAGGTGGGGACTGAGGTTTGCGCGTTGGCTCCCATAGTGGTGATTATCCTAGCCCAACCTCGACATCGTCGAGTTCGCTTGTATCCAGAATGAACTGGGTCAGGAGCTGGGCTTGTCCGAGACCGAGTGTGACCTGATGTATGCCAGGTGTGATTTGGTGGGCAATCCGCTCGATGAACACGTTCTGGGTGATTGATGCTGGTGAGCCGGTGGTGAAGTTCTTGACGACGCTGATGACGTCACCTATCTCGAAGGAGTCGATGGCTTCAATCTGGGCTGGGGTGAGCCCGTTCATGGTGACGCCGATTTGCACGAAGCGTGACACGGGGTCTTTGTATTTGTCGACGATGTTCTGGGCGAGCGTTGCGGCTTGGTTGGCGTCGGCGAGTGGTAGGTCGTTGAGGCTGTAGTTGTTGATGCCGTATTCGGATACTGATGTGCTGTCGGTGGCGGTGCCGATGGCGTTGCCTTGGGTGGTAATCGTGGCGGAGTTGTAGAGGGTTTCGGCACCGTAGAGGGTTTCGAGTGTCTGGTATGGGATGGCTGTGCCGCCGTCGGAGAAGGTGGCGATCGCGGTGGAGAACGTGAATGAGATGCGTGGTTGGAAGGTTGCGTCACCGTCACGGGCGATGAAGAAGCGACCATCCTCAGCTTCGGCAACCTGTTGCAATGCGCCTGCGACACTGTCACCGTCGTCGTAGGCGAATGTGCCGAGGGTGGCGACACCGGTGGAGATGTTGCGGGTTGCGGTCGAATAGGCGACTTCGGGTCGGTCAAGGATGCGGCTGACGCGGGCGGAGGTAAGTTCTTGTGGTGGTGTGAACGCTAGGAGTGTCGTCTTGGCGAATGATGAGAGGTCATCAACGCCGATGACGGTGCAGGTCGACAAGTTGGGTTGCTCGTAGGTGATGTCCAAGTCCTGAACACGACCAACGAACAGCGGCTCGTCACCAGCGGTGCCTGCGTAGACCTGCATGAAGCGTCGTGGAGCGATGCCGAGGTCGCCTTGGTAGTACGGGGAGGCTGTGTTCGCTGGGTCGAATGAGCGACCCGATGCCCGGTCATCGAGCACGATTTGGCAGACACCTGGCTGGAACTGTGAACGCAACTGATCGGTGCGGCCACGGGTGACACCAACCGACAACACATATTCGGTGACATCGACGAACTCGGTTGAACCATCAAGCGTGTCAACACCGTCAAGGGTTGATGAGTCCAAGCGGAACTCGTCAGCGATGAACCCTGCATCAAGCAGCACCTTCAGGGTCTCACCCCACGGCATCACCTTCGCCATATCAGACCACGCGCATCAACGTATCGAGCGGACCAGCCACCGACGTGTATTGATCCAACACCTCAATGATTTCCTTACCAACCTGATACGCATTCCCACCAATACCAGCCGTCACATTCACCACCACCGCAGGCTTGTCAACCGTGTCCGGCATAATCCTCATGCCAGAGGCGGCTGGCGACGGAACAGGAATATTCGGAATATTGAACGTCTTACCAGCCGCCTCAGCAGCATTCGCCAACTCTTTGTATTCCTCACGCAACTTCTTCACTGCATCAGCCTCAGCCAGAATCGCCTGCTCCAAACGATACGTCGCCTCCTCCTGACGATCCTTGGCCGTATTCACCGCACGCAACAACGTCTCATACACCGCCGAACCGATAGTCGCACCATTGACAATCTCATTCAACTTCGACTGAGCACTCGACAGATTGGTCGTCGCCTCAACCTCAGAATCCGTCGCATCAGCAACCGACAACTTCGCCTCAGCCAACCGAATCTCAAGCTCACGAATACGCTGCGGAGTCGTCTCCGGATCCTTGCGGGCATCAGACAACTCCTTCTCCGCATCAGCCACCGCAAACACCGACTCCTCAACCCGATACCCGGCACGCTCACGCTCACGCTGCGCACGCAACAACGCACGCTCCGCATCCCGAGCCTGAGCCGAATCCTTCCCATAACCCGCCACAGCCTGATTGAACGCCGTCTGCGCATCCAACAAATCCTGATTCGCATCATCCAGCGACCTCTGCGCCTGACTACGATTCCGTTGCGCCGAAGTCAACGAACGTTCAGCCTGCGCCGTCTTATCCAACTGGCTGCGATATTCCTTCAACTTGTCGCCAGCCGACTTCACAGCACCACCAACCTTCGTGCTGATACTCGCCACATCCGTACTCGCGGCAGCACCCTTGATGAGACTCGCCTCCAACCGGCTCAAACGATCCGTCGTCACCAACGCCGAACCAGACACCTTGATGAAAGCCGTATCGGTAGCCAACACGGCCTTACGCAACGCATCAAACTTCCCAGGCAACTGAGCCGTCGTATCAATCAAACGCTGCTCGGCAACATCGAGCGCAATCACCACCGCAGATGACTTAGCGAACGCCACCACGTTTCCTGTGACCGCCGACAACGTTGCCGCCACCAAACCGAGGTTCTGAACCAGATTCACCAACTCCCGGCTGGTCTGCAACACCGACATCGTCACCTTCTCAAAGGTGTTGATTGCCTTCAGACCAAGCTCACCCAGCGAAGCGATAGCGATGATTGACGCCTGCTTGAAACCTTTCTCGCCGAGCTGCTCAGCGAACACCTGTATTGCGGGCAGGATGTTGTTGTTGATGAATGAAACGAACTTCAAGAAGAACGGCAGCAGGATTTGACCGAGGGTCGCCGAAATGTTGTCGAACTGCGCCTTCAGGATTCGCTGCTGGTTCGCCAACCCGTCAGAGGTTCGAGCGAAGTCGCCTTGTGCGTCAGCGGTCTGCTGGAAGATGACCTCGGTTGCGGCCAACACCTTCTGCTGGGCGGTGAGGGCACCGTTGCCGTTGTAGATGCCCATCTCCATCGCAGCCGCCTTCAGGGCTGCGTCATTCAGCAACACACCGAAACGGCGGATGGGTTCTGATTCGCCACGCAATGCGGCACCGATCGCCTGGATTGCTTCCTCCGGGCTGGAGTTGTTGAACGATGCCAAGTCGGATGCGAGTGTCACGAACCGAGTCGAGAACTGCGACAAGGCGGTGCCCGACAACCCAGCTGACTTACCGAAGATACCGAACGTTGCCGCAGCATCAATCGCCTGCTGCTTGGTTTGACCGAGTGCCGTCGCAGCACCCGACGCAAACGTCTCAACCTCTCGTGACGCGGCACCGAAGATTTGATTGCTCTTCGATATCGTCTCGTTGAGGTCGCTCGCCCGCTGGATCGCTACGAACGATGCAGCCGAGAACGCGCCGATGGCTGCGACACCGACCGCCGCAACTTTCTGGAAGACGTCGAATCCTTTGCGTAGCCCGCCGAACAGTTTCTCCGAGAACTCGTCCTGGAGCATCCTGCCTTGCTTCTGGAGCTTCTTGAACGAGGCGATGGCATCGTCGGAATCGCCGAGGATGCGTACTAAGAATGTGCGTTCGCCCGCCATGACACGGCGATTCTACTCGTCTTGAAGCACTGCCTTTTCGAGCGCGAGCAGGTCGTCGTAGATCAACAGCAACGATTCACGCTTGGACAACCCTTCATATCGTGACATGTTCTTGGGTCGTGTCCAGAAATCTTCGTCAAGGAACTCGGCTGCACGGGTTCTCGTCGATGACCTGTGACGGTTCCGTATGTTCGGCCCGGTGAAGATGCGTGCAGGTTCGGTGATGTCGTTGAGTGTCGGGTCGACCATCTTGCCGGCCTGATAGCGAACCTCAAACGGCATCCCTGCCGCATGTTGCGGGAGATAGAAGATGCGGGCTGGGTCCTTGGTTGCAGGGTCGGCTGGCAGACGCAGACGCGCAACCGTCTCCTGCCACACGACGCCCCACCAGCCAACCGGAACGGGTTCGGTGAACGGGATGACGACATGCCAATGCGGGTCTTCGTCACGGTGCGACCATGTCGTGTACGCGCAGTAGGTGATGCCGTCGAGTCGTGCCTGCTCGAATCCTTGCCCGTCAAGATCGGCGACGAAGGCGTGAATGTGGGTGACGTTGGCGTTGCTTCGACTGGTGCGTTCGATGTAGGTGACGGGCGAATACAGGTCGCCTTTGTCTTTGTCGATGCGTTCCTTGTGATTGTGAAGCAGGTCGACGAACTGCATCCAGTCGTCGGCGAATGGCTTCGACCAGCGTGAACGGACGTTAGGGAATCTCACTACGGAGAACATTGGCGGGCCTCCTAGGTTCAGGTTAGCGGGTTTCCAGTCCCGCTCCAAGTCACTTGAAAAGTTCCCGTTTCATTACGGTATTGATGGCTTGCAGGTACTCCTGGGCGATGTTGGTCTTCTCTTGACGCACGGTCGGCCAGAAGAAGTATCCCGACCTGCCCCGGTGGCGTAGGAACTGGCTCGTGGATTTGCGGGCACCGCCACCGAACTCGGCACCGAAGAACACTTGCCCGCGAGTCACCTTCGTCTTTCGTTTCCGGTTCGGGCGGCTCTTGGATACGAACCCGCTGCTCGAGGAAAGTTTGATTGTCGGGAGACGGTCGCTTTGAGCTCGCATACCTTTCATCACTTCGAGGGCCTGCCGGGCACGAGTCACTGACGCTGCTTCTTTCGTGGCGGCAACGACGAGCAGTTGTGCGACTTCCTTGCCGGCTTTGCGCATCTCTTTGTTGAAGTTCGGTTCGATGCGTTGAAGGTCGTTGAGCAGGTCGGTGAGACCTTCGACGGCGATTGCGACACCGATGGACCGCTCGTTGCGACCGCCACCAGCCAACGTGTCTGAGACGCGAAGTGCTGAAACTACTGCCACATCAACCTCGGTACGGTGTCGGATTCATCTTCACTGATTTCCATCTTAGATACGCAACCATCGTGAAGAGCATTCTCGGGGATTCAGTCAGCAACACCGACGGCGCAATGCCGGTCTCGCACGCCAAATAGGCGATCAACCAGTGGGCTGACTGTTCTCCAAAGGGACGATCCGTGGGTCGTCGCCACCAAGCTCCAGTTCAGAAACGGTGAGATTCCATTCATCGAACGGCAACGCGGTCTGCTTGTTGCGTTTCTCGGTGTGCCATGCAATCCATGCCAGGTCGGACAGCCGAAGTTCGGTGTCCATCTTGGCGACGGATTTGTTGTGCACGTTCTCAAATGCGATGAAGTCGGCGAACTGTGCGATGACGAGTTTCCTCGTTCCGCCTTCATACACGACGGTCATTGGCAACTTCATTGTCTACCTCCGCAGGTAAGGGTTGATGTGATTAGACAGCCTTGGTGATTGCGCCCGAGATTGGGAACGTCACGTCAGCGGTGGCAAGTTCGCCGACCGCACCGTTCACTGGTGTCCACTCGGTCACGAGCACCGAGAAGGTGTAGCTCGGGTTCGCTGACGAAGCGGCAGCGGTGCCGTTCGGCTTGATGACGCAAGTGACTGCGGTTGAGCCGACGAGCGGGAAGAACAATCCGTCGATGGCGTTGTAGTCGTTGTGGATGCTGAACGTCACCGAGTTGTCAATCAGACCCGATACGCGAGTGACTGCGCTCGATCCGAATGCGGTGGTGGCAACTTCGGCAGCGGTCGTCGAGAGCGACACCGATGCGACGTTGGCCGAAATGTCGGTTCCGTTGAACACGATGTTCGCGTCTTTGAGGA